AGGGTATTTGACCTCATTGAGAAATTTAAGAACATCTCTGACACCCGTGACTTGGTTCGGTTTGAGGTAGAGGCACGAGGCTCTAGTGGAGTATTGTCACGACTCTTTGGGGCTAAAGCAGGGGAAACGGCAAAACAATTACCGAACGGAGGACTAAGCCCTGCGGCTACTGACGCTATGTACAGCGAAATAATTGATTTGGGAGAACAACAGTAATGCCTCAAAAAAAGCCAATGTACGCCTACCAGTGTCCGAATTGTCAGATGCGTGTGTGGTTGTATGTTCGCCCATCTACTGCCCCAACCTGTCAAAACCCTAAACGACATGCCCACAAATTAGAAGTGATGAACAAAATACCAAATGAGGGCTATGTCCCAACCAACCATTAAAACTATTACTGATGTTGGTATTGACCTAGATGGAGTCATGTACCCATTCGTAGAAGCCTTTAGGGAGTATTGCAGTATTCGCATGCCAGATGGAAAGTTCCCAGAGCCACAGCAATGGAACTTTTATCGTGATTGGGGTATAGAAGACGAAACCTTCCATCGTTGGTTGTATGAGGGTGCACAATCTCATAACTTGTTTAGTACCCACTACCCAATGCAAGGTTCATATCTTGGATGGGAGTTACTTCGTAAATTAAAAGTACGAATTCATGTAATGACAGCACGACCAACGACAGCGTGGAAACAAACTGCTGATTGGTTACATCATCATTACCTAGTCCCTGACAACCTGTACTTCACGTCTAAAAAATCAATGTTGGCACACGTGGCTACAGGGACAGCAATGGCTGTTGAAGACCATGTGGATTACTACGAAGACCTCAAAGGTGCAGGTGTGCTCACTGTCCTTTATAATCAACCCTGGAATATTGACCATCCTAATTCCCCTAGAGTCACTAATCTAGTAGAATTTGCACAACTCGTAGAACAAATAAACAACAGGGAGATTCCATGCCAACAGACCGCACTCGTTTCCTTAACACAGCCGCAAAACTTGTAGACGGAGACCGTAACGAAGATTACGGAGACCCACTAGATGATTTTGCCATGACTGCTGGGTTATGGAATCTGTACCTTTCACGCATTGAAAAGAAGCGTGATGCTCAATGGCTTGAACCCCATGATGTCGCCGCATTGATGATGTTGTTAAAAGTATCTCGGTTGTCATGGACTCCAACAAAAGAAGACCACTGGTTAGACATCGCTGGATATTCTGCCTGTGGTTGGGACTGCGTGCGTCGTGATGAAACGCTGGAGAAGTTTGACAAATGAAATCAGCGTTAGAGAAAATGTCCCTTGCTGAAAATCAGCGAATGCACCAAGCATTGTCTAGTTTAGTTGGTGCTTTGCGTACATCAAACAGTCTCAAAGAAGTTTCAGAAAAGACTGGACTATCCATGATTGAGTTGATCGTAGATGGATGGGAAACAATGTTTGATGAACTACGTGGTTTAAGAATTACTAATGACCATTTAGCAAGACAAAATATATTGATATTCAAGAAGTTCACAGATGCCGTTAATGTGCTTGAAAACACTAGTGCCACTGTAAACAGAATGCTCAGTGAATTGAAGACAACAAGTTGAACTGGGTAGATGATTGGAGAGAGCAGGCTCTTTGTAAAAAGATTAATTGTGAATTCTGGTATCCACCGATGGAGTCCGATTCTCCAGAACAGTACTACTCAATTGGTAGAGAAGTATGCTTTACTTGCCCTGTTTGGGAACAATGCCTAGAAGAAGGTAAAAATGAAACTTGGGGCATGTGGGGTGGACTCACGCCAAACGAGCGCAGTGTATTTTATAAAGATAAAGTAAAAAAGACTGCACTTAAAAATCATGGAACAAATACAAGATACAGACAAGGATGTACTTGTGACGAATGTCTTGTGGCACACGACACAAGAATGGAAAAGCGTTTATTTCTTGGATATTTACCGCAACTAGGTGAACCGATTGACGATTTGTCCAAACTGAGGTTTTCACTACTTCTTGAATAGGGTAAACTTGTAACAAGCCTGCAATACCAAGACCTCGGTCCCAAATATTGCAGGTTTTTGTTTTATCCCCCTATCAAGGAGAGAATATTGTTAGAGCGCTCGTTAATTTCAGTCGCAATACATCTATCAGTCGTGCTTACAGCACTATTGGGAGTGCAATCCCCAGAAATTCAACAAGAGGCAATACCATCAGCAAACTATGCAGTGACAGTGGCACAGAGGAATCTAGATGTGCCAGAGGTAATTCAAAAGGGAGTACCAAAAGACCAAAGTAAGCGTTGCCCACATTTTGAGGACTTGTTTAGGCAGTACGACCTCAAGCCTGTGGACACCTTTTCGTACATCGCTTGGCGTGAATCCCGTTGCAATCCATCGGCAGTAAATGCTAAATGGCGTAATGGCAAAATCGTATGGACATTAAACAAGGACGGAAGTTATGACTCAGGACTTCTACAGATAAATAGCAGTTGGAAAACGGTAACAAAAAACGTCTGTGATGGTGGTTTAAAGCGCCTTCTTGATGTAGATTGTAACCTCAAGGTTGCTAAGTACCTCATGGACAACTCGTCCAATGGGCTAGGAAACTGGAATTTGTAAAACACGACCACACAGGAGAACAACATGTCACTAATTGCATCAGAAAACATTTGTGGAACAGCAGAGGTGGCAGAGGTTTTGGGTATCGCTAAACAGCGCATCCATGCTCTGCGTAAGAACCCTGAGTTCCCACAACCAATCATCAAAATTGCAGCAACCCCAATTTGGAATCGTCTTGACATCGCTAAATGGGCAACCCGTAATCTAAGCATCAACGACTAATGCGTATCGGTATTGCAAGTGGTGACCGTATATCGGCGTCACGTTCACAAGATAAGCAACCACACTGGGGCGGTTCAGGCTGGGCACGCTTTGGTCAATACATCCCGTATCTACCAACAGAAGTAATTGTTGGCTCTCTTGTATGGCATTACGACTCATTCAAGATTATGACTGACGATGATGTAATGATGGATGTAGATGTAATCCTTACGCAACGACTCATGCACGAGGGATTAGACGACCACACAAAAATGGCTCGTGCTGTTGGTCAAATAGTTATCAACGATGTAGACGATTGGTACTGGGGTCTTGACCCAAGCAATATGGCGTGGAAAACATCTCACCCCAAGTACAACAAGGAAGAAAACATCAACTTCTACAAAAAGATTGTTTGCGCCAGCAGTATCATCACGGTGTCTACTCCTTTCCTTCGTGACCGCATCCTTCAATGGAATCCCAAATGTGATGTTGTTTTACTACCAAACACGGTGGACACAAGTCGTTTTACAAAACACGACCACACAGATACGACCACACCCAAAGTTGGTTGGGTAGGTTCAACCGCACACAGAAGTGGGGATTTGGAAATCCTTCGTGGAATACTTGCTCCGCTAAGTACGACCACACAGATTTCACTTCAGCACAGCGGGTTCTCTTTGTCTGCACCGTCGTTCGCTGAAGCAGTTGGCGTGGATTACCAACAAGTCACAAACGTCCCAGCCACCGACCCTGAAAATTATCCATCTTTATTGAGCATGGACGTTGGTATAGCACCGCTGCGAGATGTGCCGTTCAATCACGCCAAGAGCGACATCAAGTTGCTGGAGTATTCCGCTTCGGGTATCCCCTGGATAGCGTCTGCGCTTCCTTCGTATGTATCGCTTCAAGAGTCTTTCCAAATGGGACGCATCGCCAAGCGTCCAAAAGATTGGATACGAAACTTGAAAGCGTTGCGTGACCCGAAGGTGCGTGCAGAGGAAGGTGACGCACTCTATGAACTCGTCAAGAAGCGAGACATCGGAGTTGGTGTTGAAGCGTGGAGTGAATTGCTTGCACTCTAAAATAGTGTGACATCTGTCTCTTGACCCGAACTCTATGCAGAGCGTAGAATTGACGGCGTGACAGGCATTATCCCAAAACAGCAGTCTCTAATTTTGACTGCCATGCAATCTCGCTGTATGCCATTAGGCATTGACGAGGCTGACCTTGACGATTGGCTGATTGCACAAGACTTAGACACACTATCGTTCAAGGGCGCAGAGCAACTTTTGGACTATCTCTCCAAACTACCTGTATCCCGACAAATGTCACAGGCGCATATTCCAATGCACGCCACCAAAATCATTGTCAATACACGCAAGGGCAAGTGCTGGCTGTGTGACCAACCTGTGTCAGCAGGGCAAGGCTTCCTAGCACTCCATGACAGCGCATGGCAGACCTATCACGCCAGCGACAACTGTCCATGCGTGACGACCTTGCCCGAACTGCGCTGGGACACAGAGCGTTTGCGTGGAGACCTTGAAGCATTTTGCACGACACTACATCGTGACGAAGTTGTATTGGTAGATGAGGCACTCATTGAGTTGTCACAGGCTACTGACGGTATGACACCGATTGACCTAGAGGACGGGCACGCTCTATTGCCATATCAGCGAGCAGGCGTGGCATACGCATTGAGCACTCGCAGGGTACTCATTACAGACTCAATGGGCTTAGGTAAGACGGCTATGGCATGCGCTATCGCATTGGACGCAAAGAACAAGAAATATACAACTCTTGTGGTTGTGCCAGCGTCACTACGCATACAAGTAATTCGTGAGTTCAAGAAGTTTGCGCCGTCATTGAAAGTTGCGAGCGTGACAGGTCGTGACCACCGTTCAATTCCTAAATCAGATGTATTGGTCATATCAGACTCAATCATCGCTCATTGGCAAAACAGGTTACTGGACAAGTTCCAGTACCTCATTGTGGACGAAGCGCACTCTGTAAAGAACGAGAAGGCGCAACGAACAAGGGCTGTGAATATGATTGCCCGTACAATCCCACAAGACGGGCTTATCGCTCTCATGTCAGGAACTATTACACCTAATCGTCCGAGTGAACTTGTTAGCCCATTGAAAATCATTGGACGCTTAGAGAGCGTGTTCACTAGTCGTACAAACTTCCTACGGCGCTATTGCGATTACCAAATGGTGGGTAACTATCCCTCTGCACGAGGCGCTACCAACATCATGGAACTCAATCGCACTCTGCGTGGCACTTGCATGGTACGGCGCACAAAAGAAAATGTGCTGAAAGACTTGCCACCAAAGCGTGTTGCCAACATTGACCTTGAATTGTCTGCGTCTGCGATGTCTGTGTATCGTAAAGCAGAGGACGATTTTTTAGCATGGATACTCATGGAGTACGGCGTAATGGCTTGGGAGCGTGCGAGCAAAGCACAAGTAATTACACGCATGACAAAGTTGCGTGAAATACTTGGCGAAGCCAAAGTTAGTGCAGTAGTTGAACATGTTGAGTCATTACTTGCAGAAGGTGAGTCAGTCGTACTGTTTGGTTGGCACACCAAAGTATTACAAGAGTACCGTGACAAACTCGCTGAACATAAACCAGTAGTGGTCAAGGGTGGCATGACTGCCGAAGCAAAGGACAGCGCCGTACAAAAGTTCACGAGTGGTAAAACCAAACTATTCATCGGTCAATACATCAGCGCAGGACAAGGATTGAACTTGGCAGATACATGTTCGCATGTCGTCCTTGCAGAGATGTGCTGGTCGCCAGCAGAACTACAGCAAGCCATTGACCGTGTGTATCGCTACGGACAAAAGAAGCCAGTAGTGGCATGGGTAATGACGGCTGTAGACACAGAGCGTCCCACGATTGACTCACGCATTTGGAAAATCCTAAACAGTAAAGCAGAAGTCACGAGCGCAGTATTGGACGGGTGGGCAGAGACCCTAAACGCTGACGCTGGAAGCGTGACAGCACTTGTAATAAAAGAAATGATAGAGGGAGTATAAATGTTCACCGTATTGTTCAAGGCATACATGTTTATCTTGTTTGGCATGCTTATCACCATGCTAAATGTCCACAACGGATACGCACAGGGGTTTAGGTACATGGGCGCAGGTGCGCTTATTGCCCTGACCCTTTACACAGGTGCGCTATGGATAAAACAACAACAGCGCAGGTGACACCTGTCTCTTGACCCCAGCAGTACAGAAGTACTAAAGTAGTAATCACCAAACATAAAACTAACAAAAGGAGTAAGACATGGGCATGGAAACCAGCGAGTGGTACAACACTCAAATCCTAGTGGGCTTTACTGACAAACTAGGCTACGCATGGCACTACAAAGAGGATAAGCAAGGCGCAGAGCCAAACCATTACACAGGTGCTATCCCAGTAGCAGATGTCATTCGCCGTCTATTCAGTTGGCAAGCAGAGGAAGCACCAATTTTCGTACAACTCATGGGTGAGCAGAAGTTGATTGCAGACCGTAAAGCAATCGTCCGTTCTGACAACGGAGATGTATTGGGAGTATTCAAGGACTCTTACAAGCCACACCAGTTTGACAAGTGGCTATTAGAGGACACAGCAAACATGCTGGACGATAACTTGCAGATTGGTAGCGCAGGTCTCTTGAAAGGTGGCGCAATCGCATGGGTGTCCATTGAGTCCCCTGAAAGTGTGACTGTATTGGAAGGATTTGATGTCCGTCCTAAGTTGTTGGCAACTACAAGCCACAACGGAAGTATCGCAACAACTCACAAGTTAGTACAAACCTTTGTGGTGTGCGATAACACTCACATGACAGCGATGAGCGAGGACACACCAACCTTCCGTACACGCCACAGCAAGAACAGCGAGTCACGCATTAGTCGTGCGAGGGAAGCATTAGGTATCTTGCAATCCAGCACAGCAAATGTTGTTGCTGAAGTAACTGCATTGGCAAACACCAAAGTATCTGACGCAGAGTGGAACGCTATTGTCAATCGCATTGTGCCTATCGGCGCAGAGGGTGAAGTACGCCAGCAGTCAATCTCTAAAGCAGAGAACAAGCAAGAGCAGTTGCGCTGGTTGTATAAAAATGATGAGCGTGTGAGCCAATGGGCGGGCAGTTTGTTGGGCGTAAGCCAAGCGTTCTCCACCTATGCACAGCATGTGTCAGGCAAAGACAGCAACCGTGTTGAGCGCAACATGATGAACATGGTTACTGGCAAGGTAGAGACTGCACACGCAGAAGTAATGCGTATTGCGAAAGACTTGGTACTTGCCTAAACATGTCAAGTACATCTCTGAACTACGACTCATTAGACAAGTACGACAGTTATGAAGTGTTGTCCGAACCACCTACATGGCGCAAGGAAAGCGCCTGTAGGGGTTTAGACACCAACATGTTCTTTGTCAATGCAGGACAAACTGTAAAAGCAACTAAAATAAAAAAACAGTTATGTAAAAACTGTGTAGTTCGTAAAAGTTGCTTACAGTATGCACTAGACAACAAGTGCAAAGGCATTTGGGGTGGCACATCAGAACACGAACGAAAGAAGTTTGGTAAGAAACTACTTACCAAGTAATATAAAACTAGGACACAACAAAAGGAGAAGTTATGCACATACCACACATGTTATTAGTAGAAGCAGAGAGCCACGAGGACGCAGTAACTATGGCGAACTTGTGGGTCAATCAAGGTGAGTATTCATCACCATGCGATTGGTCTGATTGGTCAGAAGTTGGTGGACGCTGGGAAGGCATGTTTGACGGTAAAGATACCGTTTGCTACGCAGAGAACGCTGAACTGTTTGACAAGCACTTGCAAGAGTTCCAAGAGACTATTCAAGCAACCAAAGAGCGCTATCTGTCAGAGGTTGCTAACTTGACTATCTCTGAAATTATTCTTATGCACGAGAACGATAAATACGGTCTTGATTTATATAGGGCAACTAAAGCATTGGAAATGGCTTACGGTAAGTACAACCATGACCAACAGATTTACGACACAGTTGAGTACACAACCAACTTAGAAGCATTTCGTAAGCGCTGTGCAGACAACCCAAGCCAACAGTATGCCGTTGTGTGGGACTTCCACTTCTAGTGACGACTGTCGCTTGACCCCAGTATTGGGCACAAACTAAACTATCTATAGGACACACGCAAAAGGAGCGTTATATGAAAGTAAGCAAAGTCATTGAGTTACTTAGTGAACTAAGTCCTGACGAGGAAATTGCATGTTCATGGTGGGAAGCAAATCTGTTCACCATTGGTGATGGTGTCAATGACACAATATTATCAGCAGACTCACAAGAGTGGTTGAGGGCTGTTGAAGTGTTTGATGCCAATGGTGGATATGACGGAGTAAATCAACAGGTGTGGGAATACCTCAATTACGACATCACAGGACAAGGAGAGTTCTAATGTCTAACGAAATTATTGTCAAATGGTCGTGGCACGATGTTCAAGCCATGTTCCCACATTACACAGAGCAGGAAGCCAACGAAGCGCTTGACGAAGTGAACGGTTATGTTCACGAGCGAGTTGTTGAATTGGGTAACGAGGTATTACAGCAAGTTGTATATGAACTTGTTGAACTACCAAAAGAACTTGAAATGGACGATGAATAATGACATATGTAGTTCGTCCTGACCTTATTGCAGAAGGCTTGTTTATTCCGTCTGTCAATACAAACCAATTCTATGGGCAAGATGATTTGTCCAAACTCAAATATATTGGAAGTGTCAATGAGGCTTTTGAGGACGACTTTTCAGGTGCATATGTAAAGTTCTACGCACCTGAAGGACATGTGGTGTACCTATACAACATTGACTTAGAGTGGATTGACGCATGAGTACTGGCATTGGAAATGTGGTTGGAGATAACAACATCGTGACAGGGAACATTGGTATTGCCAATGTAGGTGTTCCCGATAGTTGGTTTGTAGATAAGCCTCACATTGAACAAGAAAACCGACAGGTGCTTATCGCATTGTCAAAATTAGACAGCATACAGGAATACATTGAGAAGCACTTACTTAGTATTGAGTTTGTAGACGGGTACACAGATACCTTCATGTGGGGACGGAAAGTAGCCATAGGAAACATACCAATGGTGCATGTGCGTGCAGAGAAGTTTAGTCAGAGTTTTTTAGACAAGATAAATCGTCAGACTATTGTTAGCGCATATGTCATGGAAGGAGCAGGTGGTTGTTATGGACACAAACCCAACTTTGTATTCTTTATTCCACCATATGTAAGCAGTAAAGGCGTGAGTTACACAGGAGTGAAAATTACTGTGGGACAAAAGATAAAACCAACAACAACAACAGGAGACAGCAAGTGAATACAACAAAAATAGTAGTACCTATTAGTAGTCGTGTGGAAGTGGCATTGGAGTGCTACACACCTGACGGACAGAAGTACGAGCGTCACATGCACACGCTTGTATATACCGTAGAGGACACGCTCTTTGGTCGTGAGGTGACATCATTGGCGATGAGTGAAACATCGGACAAGATTATGGCGCACCATATAAAAGTAGACGACACTACTTTTCAAGACCCTGTGGTGTGACAAGCGCCTCTTGACCCGAACTATTACAAAGTACTAAACTGACTATATGGACATTACACCACAAGCACTCATGTTCCTTACAACCTTTGCAGAGGGTTATATCTCTCGCATGAGGGACGAAGCCAACGATGAGTTTTACGGAGACCATGACGAGTGGTACTACCCACACGGTACAGACTTTGCAATCAACTTCTACATCTATGGCGATGATAAGTTGCGTGCTACTGCGTACAAGTGTGACAAAGACGGACAACTGGACACAAGCAAGTCCGTAGAGTTACTTCAATACAAAATCAAACTGAAAGACGAGGAAAACTACTATGCCTAATTGGGCGTTCAACAACATTACCGTAAAGGGTAAGCCACAAGACATCTTGAAGTTCATTGAGGACACAAAAGTAGTGTCTAAAGAGAACAGCAGTAACTACAACAAGTACGAGATTGACGGCGTAACATACGAACACTCACTCAACAAACTGTTCCCATGCCCTACTGAACTGTACGAAACAATGGCAGGTGGCTACAGCCTACAAGAGGACGGCACTAAGAAGCCCGAACAGATTGCATTAGAAGCCAAGCAAGCCGAAAACCTTGCCAAGTACGGTGCAAAGGACTGGTATGACTGGGCAAATGCAAACTGGGATACCAAGTGGGGCGCATGTGATGTGCGCTTAGACCCTAATGAGTGGGACGAAACAAGCAACAGGTTTGATTTTTATTGTGAGAGTGCATGGTCGCCACCAATGGGGCTGTTGCGTAAAATCTCTGAAGTGTACCCAAACTTAGTATTTGGCGTGAGCACTACAGAGGAAAGTGACGCATACGCTTGCTTCGCCGTGTTCTACAGGGGCGTGATGGTAGCAGAGAAGGAGTGTGACCCCAACCCACCTGACGACAGCGAGGAAGGACTGTTGTGGGAACAGTTAGCAGAGGACTGCAACTATGACGAACTCTATGACCGTCAATCAGAGTGGCGTGGTGAAATGTTATTCAATTTGGACGAGGAACTAGAGTCTTGTATGAACATGATTTATACATCATTAGAGATGAGCCAGTCGTGACGCACAAAGACATTGAAGCACATCTACACATGACCTTCAAGTTCCCTACAGACAAAAGCAATAGTTTGCAAGACAGCGCCACATACATGGAACAGGCTATTGCGAACTACTTAGAAACTAAATTAGGTTTAGTAGATGTGAACATCTACGACTCGCAATTCATTGACAACGGTTTGGAAGGCACATATGAGTAACTTAGACATGTGTCCTACATGTGGACATCGTAACAACGAGAAGCATGCTAACTGGTGTGATTACACAACGACCACACGCACGAGCGAGTACGCATGTGACTCATGTGGGCGTGAAGTAGACAACGGAAACGGCTTATACACACCACAAGGAACAGGAGACCGCTTTTGTGAGGACTGTTATATAAAAGACATCATATTGGTAGTAGGAGAATAATGTATTACGAACTAATTCCCGATGATTACAAGTTCTATGTGCCACAACCAACTAACGATATTGTCATTGGAGATTACATCTTTAGTATCATTGACGAGATTGAAGGGCTTGCTGGAGTTCATTGGACTGCACGCATTGAGCGCAACGGTAAAACAATTTGTGAAGTAGAGAATACTGGCAACGGTGGAAGCAACTACTACCATGTCAAGGACAAAGCACTCTACGAGCAAATGGTGAGGGACGCAGACATTGTGTATCCCGATGTAGCAGAGCCATTGGACGCATTTGTGCAGTTCCTAGATGTGC